TACAGATGCCGACGCAGGCACCGACCTAGCTTTGGTTTACGGCAAAGCACCCGGTGCGATGTTCCCATCTACTAATATTACTGCCCGTCGTAAGACATCTAAGATTTCGTCTGATGATGCTCTTATGAAGGAGCTTATGGAAACTGACATTAACTTTGATAAACTTTTTGAAGTTAAAACAAAGGAAGAGGTGGCTGCTATTCTAGACAAGTTCCTACTTGGTGAAGATGGCGATAATGGTTCTGATGGGGTCGTTGTTACAGATAAGTCGGGAGGTTCATCCGTTGATGATGCCTTCAAGGACTTACTAGCTAGCTAATCAGTGGGGGGGAGCGGTTGCTCCCCCCCTTTCACTACGGAGGAAAAATGGCGAAAGCGACAGCAATTGGTCGGTTAAACATAGCTGACATGAAAAAGTTAATTAATAAAAAAGCAGGAACTAATGTAGCATTCTCATTGGCAGAAGATAACCCAACAGAGGTTAACCAATTTATTCCAACTGGATGTAAATGGCTTGATGGTATTATCAAAAGAGGCACATGGGGTGGTATTCCTGTAGGAAAGGTAAGTGAGATTGCCGGCTTGGAAGCAACTGGCAAGTCTTACATGGCAGCGCAAATCGCTGGCAATGCTCAAAGAATGGGGATAGATGTAATCTATTTTGACTCAGAGAACTCTATTGACCCAGAATTTTTAGCAAATGCCGGTTGTGATATTGAAAGATTGCTTTATGTTCAAGCAAGTTCAGTAGAGTTTGTGTTGGAGACCATTGAGAGTCTACTTGCGAACAATGATAGTCAGATGCTTTTTATCTGGGACAGTATGGCTTTAACTCCATCGGTATCAGATATTGAATCAGACTTTAATCCGCTATCAACAATGGCGGTGAAGCCTCGTATTCTATCAAAGGGTATGGCAAAGCTAATTCAACCAATCGCCAACACCAAGTCAACTCTGCTAATTCTAAATCAGTTAAAAACTAACATCACTAGAAACACAGCAGAAGCAATGACAACACCCTACTTTACACCGGGCGGTAAAGCTTTAGCTTATTCTTATTCACTAAGAATCTGGCTAACTGCTCGTAAAGGGAAGTCATCCTTCATCTTTGATGATAAAGGGTTTAGGATTGGTACAGAAGTTAAGGCAAAAATTGAGAAGTCTCGTTTCGGAACTCAAGGTCGTCAATGTAATTTTAAGATCTTGTGGGCTGGCGACGAGGTAAAGATTATGGATAAGGAAAGTTGGTTTGAAGCCGTTAAGTCGTCTGATAAGCTAACAAATGCTGGGGCTTGGTTCACTCTACATCACGAAGATGGATCAAAAGACAAGTTTCAGTCAAAGCAATGGGTTGAGAAACTAAAGCATGAAAAATTTTATAACAGAGTCATTGAGCTATTAGAAGAAGAAGTAGTAATGAAGTTTGATAAAAGAATTGGAGACTCAAGTGACTTCTATGAAGATACAGAGAAAAGTTAATATAAGAGACCCTGCTGAGGTCGGGCAAAGATAAAATGCTTGACTTCTCCTCCAACCCCTGCTAGAATATTATTTCTAGCAGGGGTTTTCTTATGGAAAGAATTATGATCGTAGACATGTTAAACATGTACTACAGAGCCTACATCGTTGATCCTTCGTTGTCCTCCAACGGACAGCCAATCGGAGGGATCAAAGGCTCTTTAAAAATTTTACAAAAGTTATGTAGAGAGATTAAACCAACACAGGTTTATATTTGTTGGGATGGCCGCGAAGGCTCATCCAAGCGAAGGAAGATTAACAAGGGTTACAAAGAGGGGCGAAAGCCCATCCGGTTGAACCGTAGTGTTAAGAATCTAACGGAGCAACAAGAAGCACAAAATAAGATTTGGCAGATGATTAGGTTGGCTGAATATTTTAATCAGTTGCCGGTTTGTCAAATTAACATTGATTATTCAGAGGCCGATGATATTATTGGGTCTTTGGTTAAAAGGTTCAAGGACAAACAAAAGGTAATCGTATCAAGTGATAAAGATTACTTTCAACTCTTGGATGAGACAACACTATTGCTTCGTCCGACACAGAAACAGATTCTAAATAAAAATAATATTTTAGAACAATACAATATTCACCCATCAAATTTTGCACTTGCAAGGGCTATCGTGGGAGATAAGAGTGATAATCTCCCCGGTGTAAAGGGCGTGGGACTCAAGACAGTGGCGAAAAGAATGCCTTTTTTGAAGGATAAGGAAGATTGCCTCTTGAAAGATATCTTTGAATCTGCTATAGTAGAAGACCGATTTTGGGAAAAGATAACAGAGCACAAAAGTTTGATTGAAGAGAACTATAAAGTTATGAATCTAGGAACTGTCTTTTTATCTCCTCAAAATACAAGGGTAATTAAAGAGTCGGTAGAGAACTACCCATTAGAGTTCGCTCGCACTGAGTTTATTAAAATGATGATGCAGGACGGATTTGCTGAATTAAACTGGGATGATTTGTACTCATCCATGAACCGTATAAGGATTGCTAATGCTAAATAAAGATTTTTCGAAGTTTGGAAAACATTTCCAAGAGAATTTGGTACAGATTATGTTCGAAGACAGAGCTTTCTGCGACCAAGTTGGAGAGGTCTTTAAAGCAGAGTTCTTAGAACAAAAATATCTTCAGCAGTTTGTTGATAGATTGTTTGATTATAAAACACAATACAAGACACACCCGTCTTCACAGGCTTTTTCAACAATCTTGCGAACAGAACTGGATGAATCTAATCCGATCTTAGTTAAACAAGTTCGCGACTACTTTGCCAGAATTCAAGCGAATCCCGCTGTAAATGATGAAGAGTATATCAAGCATACATCATTGGACTTCTGCCGCAAGCAAAAGTTGAAAGAAGCTCTAATGAAGTCTGCTAACTTGCTACAGAAAGCTTCGTTCGATGAGATATCAGTTCTTATTAATGAAGCTTTAAAGTTAGGTTCAGACAACTCTTATGGCTATGATTACAAATTAGATTTTGAGAAACGATTTGTAATCAG